ATAAAAAATAGCACCGGTTACAGCCGTCCAAGGAATTCTAATTCCATACGTTTGGGTGAGACTATTCCCAGAATGAAAAATACTAATGATTGATTTTAAAGACTCTTGACCATCAGCATCAACTGCCGACACCACATAGGAATAACTTTTTGCAAAAGTGCCGCCACCAGTGCCCACGTTCACCAAGGTCCCAACAGTTGGTGGAGAAATAGTAGTTCCAAAATTTACAGTTGTCAGAGTCCAATTAGTATCAGAAATCCATGTGAGTTCTCTAGGAGCGAATCGAATACCAGGATGGTTGACGACTATTGTTGCTACATCTTCATCTTGAGACACCTCGATGATATTAGGTGTAACCGCAGTCCAAGTGAACGGTGTAGTGATGGAGTAATGAACACCGGGTGAAGTTTCAATGAACGACCCGTTCTTGATAAATTCTAAACGCTGATAACTGAAGACTAAAATGTAAGAATCGGTCCCCCTGGTAAATGGAACGAGTTGAAAGAAACCAGCGGTTCCACTTACACCAATATACCTCATCCCTCCACGAAACACTGCACCGCCTTGGGGACGGATGACAAAGTTCTCGCACAACGCCAAGCCCGTTGTATATTTGACAAGGTCAGCTCGTGCTCTGAGTGAGGGTGCTATTTCACCAGACGCAAAACTTCTCTGGATTACACCCGTCATGCTACCTCCGAACCCTGATAAATTCGTTCTCCGGGGCTGTAGTGTGTTGTTCGTTCATTGAATTCGCGAGAGCAGGGACAGAGTATGACTGGTAAATCTTGAGCTCTTCCTGGCGCACCGTCCGACCTTCAGCGCCGCCAATGATCGACATCGCAGCCTCGCCACCGATCAAGTGACCCAGCGCCATGATGAATGCAGGAGGGAACCGAGTCGTATCGGTGACCCTGCGCCGATATGAAACGTGAGCTATTGGGACGTTCGTTGCAATCCTGGTGACGCCGCCGATGTCTACAATCTCGTACGGATTTTGCTGCTTAACGTCATACGTGTAGAAGTCAGACTCTGGAGGAATGAACGGGGACACCGTTTGATTGATGTACTCGTAGTCAGTGATGATCCTGTTGACTCGCAGACAGTCATTCGGATAGGCATAGACATATGCCCAGTTGAAGACAGTGTCAGTCGTCAACCCGAGCGTTTCTATCCGGTGAGCAAATCCCCACAGCCCGTCCTCCAGGGCAAAGTCTAAAAGCGTAGGGTAGAGTGCCCCGCAAATAGTAGCCTGGGTGAGCGCAGCAGGATCCGTGAAACTTGCAATCGGTGCAGTCCGAATACTCCGAAGACCTATATTGCAAATGTCGTATTTACTAGTCATCGTTATTGTCAGACACGTAGAGTACAGTTGCACGGTCCGGCGTTGTCGGAGTCACAGTGATGTCAGTCATCTGAATGCAGACTGACTTCTCAATTCCTTCACCATCCTCGTGCTCAGAACGACGAACAACCTTTGCCATCCCGCGAACTGCAACAACATCGTTGACGTTCAAACTGTCACCACCAATCGCATCAAACAGGTCATCACGAAAGCTCAACTCTGTGCCATAAGGATAGTCAACCTCAGTTTGAGGTTGAGCCATGTCCTGACTGATCTTTGGTGTGATAGTCACCATTACAGGATCTCCACGTTACTCGAATCGGCATCCTGACTTGCGAGTGCTGCGCCGGAATCGTCAAAACTGACTGAAGCTTCGCGAGCGGCGTCGGCATCTTTCTGAGCATTACTGCGCTCGTTGCTGATGTCTTCCTCCTGCTGGGTAGCCTCAGCAACAGCCTTGGTGGCAGTTATCTTTTCGAGCCACGAAGGAACGGGTCTGAAAAGCTTTGTTAACGATGAGAAACTTGCGTTTTGGATGGTTTGGACCATAAGTGAGTCCGCCGTAAAAACCTGGAGCTGTCGCCTTGTAAACATGTTTCGCCATGATAAACCCTCTCANTTNTATGGGGTGACATTGCTGCCACCCCANACAGTTTTANTTACGCACCCGTGACGTTGGTCTGGTTACCAGCCGAGATGCCGGCGGTGATCATTCCAGTCGTAGGAGCTGCACCATTGACCGTGTACCGGATACCCAAATAACGGGCATCAGTGCCTTCCGGGACTTCGACAAAGACCGAACGAGCACCAACCGTGAGGTTGACGAGCAGGATGGTCTGAGTCTCCAGCACGGCACCGAGTGCAGTTGTAGCACCCACTTCGACGGCAATGGCCAGACTGGTCAGGTTGTTGAAAGCCTGGGTCACCTGGATCAACAGGGGAACCTTGGCACCTTTACCGATATCCTGAGTAAGTGCAGCAGCGCCACCATACGGCGTAGCAGCGGCACCCAGGTCGACGACGTTCGTGGAAATCGCCGTGGCGGTGATAGCCTGGTCATCAGAGAACAGGGCTTGTGCAGATAGAATCATTATACGACCCTCGCTTCAGTGTTGAGCAGCGCATCCGACTCGCGAATCGGGATGCCGCGATAAGTGAGAACTTCCTTTCCCTGAATTTCCGACGGTTTCAACCGGATAAAGTTGTCCGAACCGGAAGACCCCGTATTCGTAGCCAAGGCATCCAAAGCCTCCAGGACGTCACGGTTACAGTAGATGGCAATGTTGCCACCCGCTACGCGACGATTCTGTAGCTTGTAAAAGGCCTTACGCATATACGTGTACAAGGCGACAGAGCCGGCTTGCATACTTGCCACATTAATGTTGGCGATGCGAGAAACATAGCGCCAATCCTTAACGGCCAGACCGATGTGCCAGCGGAACAACTCTTCCTCGGCATAGTACGGGTTGCCGGCGGAATCCAGCACACGCTGTTTGCCCATGTCCTGACGAGACACACCAGCCTGGGTGCCCTTAGGATAGAGCAGCTGGCACTGGTTATCACCCCAGGTGACGAACCAGATCGAAGTGTTGTCAGCACTACCAGTACCAGTAGCATCAATAATCTGATTACCGTTGGCGGCAGACAAACTGTTAAAGCGTGGTGCAAGACCCATGAACTGCTCAGGATCGGCAGCACTGTTCGAATAGAACAGCTGATTGCTGACCTCGTTGTTCATGGACTCCAGGTAGGACTGAGCCTCGGACAGACGAACAGCACCACCGTTCGGCGAGATATCGAGCAGTCGCGTATCGACCGTGCTCAAACCTTCGACGAAACCGGTCGTATCTTCGACCTGTGCCTTGGCAGACTTACCCTGCGGAATACCCTGGTAGAGCTTACCCCACGTGACGGTAGGGAGACCCGTTCGCACCGTATGAAGGTGCGTGGTGCCCTTGTTACACTCGACCGCGATACCATCCTCAAGGATGGGATTCATCTCGGTGAGCATCTCGATGACGGGAACAATTTGACCGTTACCGTCAGTCTGCTTGTAAACGTCGATCAGATCGACGAAAGAACTTCCTAGTGTAGCCATTTTCTAGCCCTCAGTTGTTTGGATACAGAAGAGAAACGCGGTCCTGATCACCTTGGGGAGCCCCACCAACATCGGTGGGATTATCCTGGACTAGGTGACGCCCAACCTTCCATGCGAACCGGACGAACTCCGGGTTACTTCCTGACCCGGTGTCATCCAAGAATTGCTTCAGTTCTGGAGTACCAAACGCAGTGATGGCGGCTTGTGCGGTGGCGACGTTCTTTTCATAGTCGTCGCCCCCGAACTCTTTGTCACTCTGCGACTGGGTTTTCCAGTCAGTAACCATCTGTTCGAAGCTATCAACCTGAGACTGGTTGAACTTCTGAACGGACTGTGTCTGAAGATCAACCAACCCTTGAGCTTGCTCTTGGGTCAACTTGAGATCTTTAAACATGGGGAGTGCTGCGGTGAGCAGCTCCTCATCCATGGAAAGGCCTTCAGGCATAGTAAAGTCAGAATATTCAGCCGGTGCCTCTTGGTCACCAGACAGTTCTTCGGTAGGCTTTTCGCCTTCCTCAGTAGGATTGCCCTCGCCTTCCTTAGAACCTCCCTCCCCGCTCGCGCTCAACGATTCGGGTGGCGGCGTTACCTCCTCGGAGCTGGCAGGAGGAGAGAGCCCCTCGGTTGGTTCGGGCAAATTCGTTTCTTCGTTTTCAGTCGCCATGTTCATTCTCCTTCAACATTAACAGGTACTCACCGAAACAGTGCGTCTTGACATCATGCTGAAGATCAAGACCAATGCTCTGTCGACCTGCATTAAAACCGTGAACTGCTGCATCATTCGCAAACGTGTACGAGTCAACACCAGCCGCCAATAGTTGTCGCATGATAAACCTTCGACCGCTCACTAGGCTCATTATAGCAGTTAAATCAGATACTTCCACAGCATTATCAGGTTCAATAGGCTCCTCCAGGCCTTCATCCACCTCTCGCTCGTACTCGATAAAGCTTTCATCCGTCATAACAGACCCGCCCTACGCATGACTGCACCGAGCGCATTATCCTCACTCAAGTTGGTGTTTGAAGCTGACTGTGCTGTGTCCACCATTGTCTTTGCTTGCTCCATCGCTGCCTGTTGCTGTGCGGCCTGTTGCTCTTGCTGAGCTAACGCAGCTGCATCATCATCGCTGCGGGTGATACTCGGATCAACACCGAGCGCGTCATTGTAACGGTCAATCGCTTCAAACGGGTTGATCTTGTGACGCGCTTCAGGCCAGACCTGTGCAAGGTTCTCAGCGAACCCGACACCACGCTCAATGGCACCAATAGCCACGAGGTGCTGAGCCTGGGCCAGGATCGAGATATAGACCACGTTGAGCTGAACATTCTGAAGTTCATCAGGTGGTACTGGCAATATCCCAGCAACCTGCAGCCGATTAAATGTAATATCAATCAACGGGTTAAGTAGCTCGTTGTTCAACCGCTCAAGGATCGGGCCAAGCATCAGGAGCTTCTCCTCGTGCTTCTCTGCAACCTCTCGAGCAGTAATCTGCCGGCGATCAGTGTTAGCAAGCATGAGGAACAGGTCCTCAAAGAATGCCCGCTTAATCCTAAACTCAGCCTTCTCATTTATCATGCCGACAGCGTTAAAGTCTGGCCGGATGTTGTAGATCGACTCGATTTTCTCTTGGGCAGTCGTCCACAGAATCTCACCGTCCTTCAGTGTGGATCCAACCTTGCCACGCAGGTTGACGTTCGCTGTAAGGGGTGGATCCATGACACGACCAACACCGATGTAGTTTTTCTTCTCACCCAGCTGGAGCGCCTTGGTGTCACCCAGGGCCGTCATGCCAGGGCAGTCAACAGCGTAGACATCCTCATACGTGACATCCCACCGGGGTGCCAGGATCGGGAACAAGTCGAACCCTGATTCACGCAGGAACTGATCAGACTTGGTCGAGTTCGCATACTCAAAGTAGACGGAGCGGAACTTTTTGTCCTTCGCCAAAGGGCTCAAGTGATCACGGTCATCATTGGGCTCGATAACGTGAACGATTCGGATCCAGTTCTCACTGCCGCCATTCTT